CTAAATTTCTGGGATATATACTTGTGTTTTGCACTCCGTAGTATAAACTACTATAGGGAGGCATACATGGACGCTTTAAACTTAACAGATTACTTGTATCAGAAATTACGCCAAAAAAGAGGTGATTTAGAAGTCACGCTTGGCACAGGTAATGTCGCAAATTTTGAAGAATACAGGTATGTCGTAGGCCAAATCAAGGGTCTTACCTTCATGGAGGAAGAGATCAGAGCAGCAATGAAAAACATAGAGATGGCAGATGACTAAGAAATTATACGTTCCTGATAACGTTGCGAAAAAATATAAAAAACCACAGGGCATGGAGGATATCCCCAAGCCTGTAAAGGCAGCTTTTGGCAAGCCAAGAGAGAATAAGAACGAGAATGATCCGTCTCAAATGGAAGGTTCTGTTTTAGAAAGACTGCCACAGCCCACAGGATATAGGATGTTAATAATACCCTACTATCCTAGCGAGAAAACTAAGGGCGGTGTGTATGTTCCTGATGCGGTTAGGGATAGAGAAGCCTTTGCGACTGTAGCGGCATATGTTGTTAAGCTTGGTCCAGACGCATACCAAGACTCCCAGAAATTCCCAACTGGGGCTTGGTGTTCTGAGAAAGACTGGGTTCTTATAGGAAGATATGCTGGAAATAGGTTTAAAGTGGAAGGTCTTGAGGTCCGCGTCATAAATGACGATAATATTATCGCAACAATACTTGACCCTAAAGATATTTCGTATGTATAGTCCGATTAAGAGGAAGAAAACTTATGCAGCCTGAAGACCAAGAACAAGTTCAAGTTCAAGATCAAACTCAAGACCAAGAAATGACTTCTGTTGAAATAGAAGACGCGGAAGTTGTTAGTGCCAATTCTGATTCTGACGTAACCCGAACAAATGTTCAGGATGATGAGGAATTAGACAGTTACAGCAAAAAAGTTGATAAGAGAATTGCAAAGTTAACTGCTGCTAGACGCCAAGCAGAAGAGGAGGCGGCGGCTGCGGTTCAGTATATTCAGCAAGTTCAAACGCAGAATGACCAGTACAAACAGCGATTGGCTACCTTAGATAAGGGCTATATGTCCGAATATGAGGGCAGAATAACTACTCAGGAAGCACAAGCTAAAAGAGCCTATACTGAAGCTATGGAGGCAGGAGACTACGATAAGTCTGCTGATGCCCAGACAGCACTTGGTCAAATAGCCATAGAAAAAGAACGTTTAAGGCTTCAAAAGCAGCGTTCTGCTCAAGATCAACAAGCTATGCAGCAACAGCAGCAACAGCAGCAACGGCAACAGCAAGTTCCACAACAAGCTCCACAACAAGCCCCGCAAAGAGATTCAAAACTTGAGTCTTGGATGGGTAAAAATGCTTGGTTTGGTCCTAATGGCGATAAAGTCATGACTAGTGCAGCTAAGGCTATTCATGAAACATTAGTTGCTGAAGAGGGCTTTGACCCCACTAGCGATGATTATTACGCTGAGATAGACAAGCGTATGAGATATGAAATGCCGAATAAGTTTCAGGGTGAGCGGAAAAACGTCCAATCCGTCACTCCTGCCGGGAGTGGTACTCGCTCCTTAAAATCAGGACGGAAGAAGAACGTTGAATTAAACGCAGGTCAAGTTGCTTTAGCACAGAAGTTAAATATACCTCTGGAAAAATACGCCGCTGAAGTTGCTAAATTAGAAAGTCGGAGGGCTTAAAATGGCTGATAGATCGTCACGCGAAGTAAACACGCGGGAGCGCGAAGAGCGCAAAGTATGGCGTCCCGGTTCAGCTTTAGAAGCGCCGGAGCCACCAATAGGCTACTCACATCGTTACATTCGGGAATCCGTAATGGAATTTGATGATAAAACTAACGTCCATAAGCGGCGGCAAGAAGGATATGAATTGGTTCGTTCCGAAGAATATCCAGATTGGGCAGGTCCAGTTGTTGATGAAGGGCGCAACGCAGGCATTATCGGTGTCGGCGGTCTTGTTCTTGCGCGTATTCCCAATGAAATCAAAGATCAGCGAAATCAACACTATCAGCAAGTTACCAATAACCAGATGGAAGCAGTTGATCGTGATTGGATGAGAGAAAACAATCCTGCGATGCCAAAGATGGCTGCGCAACGTAAATCTTCCGTGAGCTTTGGTTCACAGAACAAATCTGAAGGATAGATAAAATGGCGAATCAAGACGCTGCCTTCGGTTTACGTCCCATTGGTCGTGTAGGGGGAACCCCTTATACTGGTGGACAAAGCCGATACAGAATCGCCGCAAACTACGGAACAGCTATTTTCCAAGGTGACATGGTTATGCAAGTAACTGGTGGAACAGTGGAAATTCACGCCGATGGCGGGACTGTACCTATTGTTGGCGTATTTAACGGATGTCAATTCACTGACCCCACAACTGGAGAGCAAAAGTTCTCAAACTTCTACCCTGCAAGCACTAATGCATCTGACATTATTGCCTTCATCATTGATGATCCTATGGTTGTCTTTGAAGTGCAAGCTGATGCTGCATTCCCAATTGCTGACTTGTTCGGCAATTTTGATATTGTGTACACAACTGCGGGTAGCACAACTACTGGTATTTCAGGCTCAGAATTAAAGGTAAGTGATGGAGGAACTGCAACTACGCTTTCCCTCAAAGCTATTGATATTTCTCAAGACCCTGAGAACAGTGATGTGGGATCAGCAAATACGAATGTAAAAGTTGTCATTCAAAACCATATATTCGGCGTTAAAGGCGCTGGGTTAGCATAGGGAGATTGAATTATGGCTATTTCACGTTCACAACTTGTCAAAGAACTTGAACCGGGTTTAAACGCCCTGTTTGGTATGGAATATGACCGATACGACGATCAACACGCTGAGATTTACGAAACTGAATCATCAGATCGTGCGTTCGAAGAGGAAGTCATGCTCGTAGGATTTGGGAATGCTCCCACAAAATCTGAAGGTGCGGGTGTTTCCTTTGACAATGCAAATGAAGCATACACTGCTCGTTATACACACGAAACAGTGGCACTAGCATTTGCTCTTACTGAAGAAGCAGTTGAAGATAACTTGTATGACCGCCTTGGCGCTCGTTATACTCGTGCTTTGGCTCGTTCTATGGCGCACACAAAGCAGGTTAAAGCTGCGGCGACATTGAACAATGCGTTTGACAGTTCATTTACTGGCGGTGATGGCAAGGAGCTTTGTGCTACTGACCACCCACTTTCAGGTGGCGGAACTTTCCGCAATGAGCCATCAACAGCGGCTGATCTGAACGAAACTTCGTTGGAAAATGCTCTGATTGATATTTCTACTTTTGTAGATGAGCGCAACATGATCATTGCTCTACGTGGCACAAAAATGATTATTCCACCGCAACTGCAATTCGTTGCAGACCGCTTGTTGGAAACAACATTACGTGTTGGCACTTCAGACAATGATATAAACGCAATAAAGAACATGGGAATGCTCCCAGAGGGATATACAGTTAATCACTTCTTGACTGATCCTGATGCGTTCTTCTTGAAAACTGATGCTCCAAATGGCTTCAAGCACTTTGATCGCTCACCTATGCGGACAAATATGGAAGCTGATTTTGACACAGGCAACATGCGCTTTAAAGCTCGTGAGCGTTACAGCTTCGGCTTTTCTGACCCACGTTGTGTTTTCGGTTCACCCGGAGCATAATTTGTGTTAATATAGGGCATTCATTTTAGCTCTTTAACTAGAGGCGGTTTTCGAATCGCCTCTTTCTTTTTGTGAAAAACTTATGTATCCTGCTATTATCCCTGACAGACGCATTGGGCGTTTGACTTAACCCACGACAGGAGATCATCATGGGTAATTCTACATTTAGCGGACCAGTACGGTCCGAAAACGGTTTTACAGTAATTTCAAAAAACGCGACTACAGGTGCTGTGACAGACGTTGCATCTATTGCTTCTACAGGCATAGTTACGAATAAGTTCGTACAACACGTTGGTTTTGCCACTGGCGTTACAGTAAACTCAACAGCGGGTGATAGCCCGACTATTGGCGAGTTTACTCAGCCAGCAAATACAATTATCACCAACATTAAGATCTTTTGTGACGTTGCTCCAGTAATTGGAACAGGTGATATTGGTTACGAAGTTGGTACATCGTCTTCTGGCGCACAGATTGTTGCGGCTCAGACTGATGAAATCCTTGATGGCGGTACAACGGTTGTTGCGCACAACGTAACGGTGACTGCATTAGTTCTTCAGACGCAAGATGGCACAACGGCTCCAGCTTCTGTTCAGTATACAGACACTGCAAGAACTATTTTCTGCAACATCACCAACACCGTAGATGCTACAACAGCAGGATCGTTCACATTCATTATTGAGTACGTTCAAATAGCGTAATGGAGATAAACGATGGCTGATGCTGTAGCAACACAGACGCTTATAGATGGCGATAAAAAAGTAGTCCAAAAATTTACTAATATTTCTGATGGATCTGGAGAATCAGCGGTTGTTAAGGTTGATGTAAGTGCTTTAGCCGCAAATTCTCGCGGTGACGCTTGCACAGGTGTTGTCATAGAAAAAATATGGTGGCAGTGCATTGGGATGAAGGTCCAAATACTTTGGAATGCTTCTACTAATGTTTTCTGTATTGAGTTGGGCGAAAATCAAAGTGGTAATCACGACTATACTGTTTTTGGCGGTTTGCCCAACAACTCTGGTAGCGGAAAAAATGGAGATGTTCTCTTTACAACCGTAGGTCATACTAGCGCGGACACTTATACGATAATAATGTCTATGCGAAAAGAATA